CCCTTGTAACACTTATAGATACTTCCTGAATAACCATTAAAAGAGATATAATCTCCCTCTTGTATAAAAGAGGTTATACCTGAATTCATTCGCCAAGCATCTCCATCAAGGTACCCTCCTGACCAGCCAGCAAGAATCTTATAGAGTGTTTCCTTTTTTATAGTTATTTTTAATATAACCCAGTTGTCTGGTGTGTACATAATATCTCCTAAGCATATCTAAGTGGTTCTGGTTCAGGTGGGGTTATTGTTGGAGGTTTAGGCTGGGTCAATAAATACGCTCTTAAATTATCTCTTGCCTGTAATTGTACAGCATCAATATTTGAATCAATTGGTAGATATATCTCACAACCACTATGAGTAGTGCCCATAACATAGACTTTCTTAGTGTTAAGGGGTACATTAATAAAAGGATCTATCATGATAACTCCTTTGAATTAGAAACCCGTTACTGGCCCCAGCACGGGTAGAACACTGGCATTCAGGTAGAGGTATACCTTGGCCTATCACCCGGGGACTTCTCCCAGATGTATATCAATAAAAAACCCCTAGCCGCAGCCAGGGGTTATATTCGGGTGTCTCTTGATTATTCCAATTCTCCTGAAACCCTTGCGGGCGGATGGACACTCGCTCCCGATTGTGTCCCTTTAATATTAATGAGGCTGCTAGCTTCTTACTGCCCCGTCACAAAATACCCGTGCTAGCTTGAGGATATACCTATCCACTTTTTTGCTCAGTATATCAATCAGAAGACCATGTATAACCGCCATAACATAGTATTGTGGATGATGAATTCAATATTCCGAAATGGGTCCAGCTCGGAATAACACTGGCAACTTCACTCGTTATTAACCTGACAAAACCAGACAGGTGAGTGACACCCTTATGTTAAGGAAGCTTTCATAGTCTCATATGATTCTTCACTTAACACAATTTCTTTACCATCAATAATGATAGTATATGTTTTAGGTAGCCAGGAATCTATATCATATAGATCCTCTAAAGTGGTTAGGCGTAGTTCGGCAAACTCACTCCAGTTCATAGGACAAGATCCCTTATGTAATGTATGGTCGCGCCAATTTAAGGTGACATTGTTTGTATAGGAGTCTATGCCGCTATGAGCGTCCATCCTACAACCTAGTTGAGTTAGACGTTCTACAATAGCTCTCTGAAGCTCAGGACGCGCTCGGGTATCGAATTTTAAACCTATTTTATCAAAAATCATTTTATATTAATCCTTATTACATTTTGAGTTGCGTTCAAGGTACTCTACTGGACAGGCTCTACGACCCACTTCACCATATTCTTTATGGAAGTGGATAGATTGCATATCTCTCATAGAGATGTAAGCGGCATTACCAAAGTGCCAAGCATCTTTAGGCGCCAGAGTGCGAAACTGCTCAATAGAGGCTCCAGGATATTCCTTCAAGAATCTATGATGTTTGTGTCCTAGATAACAGTAGCGGAATAAAGTCTCTCCCCACATTTTCGGCTTATGAGCAGCCATAGCTAGAGGCATAGATTGAGGGGAAGTAGAGTGTCCATGATGGACACCAATCATGACTTTGCCCCACTGGTAATACCAGAAACGAGAAGGGGACTTAATAACAGTGACCCTTGGCTCATCTCTATACCACGCGCGGAGCGTGGCTCCTAAAGCTTGGCTAGTATGCTCATCATGGTTACCAATTGCATTATGTACTGTCACGTGTGGGTACTTAGTTAAGGCTCGATCAATACATTTAACCATGATCCAGAAACCTATCTCTTGTACCCTTGCCCAGCGTCCGTCTACGTCTACAGGTGTACCACTTGTAGTAGTACCCGCACTGTTGTCAGCGTGAAAGAAATCACCCAAGTTAATAAGTACAAATTCTTCAGCTTCAGGTGATACATCTACCAGATGTTCAATCGCACCAATCATTAGTCTCTCAGCTATCTCACAATCAAAGTCAGCTTCTGCCTCCTTAGCCCATGAGTACATACCTACATGTGGATCACCCATAGGTACCACTACTGCCATATCTTTAGCTTTAGCACTAATGTCCGGTATTGGCTTGGGCTTAGCCATTCCATCAACTCGGGAGCAAATAGATTCAAATAATTCCTCCATCCGTTCAACAAGTTCTTCCTTATCTCTAGAAGATTTCAGCCATTTAATTTTAGTATTGCCGTCAGCATCTACAAGTTCAGAGACACCATCAAGAAAGAAGCCCGGCGGAACTGGCTTTGTTAAACCTGAAGTAGGGGCAAACCCTCTTTTAGCAGCATTCATCCTAGCCCGAGCAAGGGTTTCGTTTATAGTAGATACTCCCTTGCCTAATAGCTGTGCAGCTTTGCGAGTAGTGCCTTCTTTAATAATTGCATCAATATATTTCTTCTGTGTGTTAGAAGCATAGGGGATGAGCCCCTTTAATTCAATAATATTCAGCATATATTGTTATAACTCCTTGTAAGATCCTCTATATTACTTGAAAATTATCTTAGGGTCTTGTTTAATTAATCCTGATATAACCTTAATTGCATTAAGTACTGTCTCTTTTTGACCATATTTATTAGTAGATTTACAGAGAGTTTTACCGTTGCCCGCTATCAGTTTAAATTTCCAGATAACTCCTTTTTGATATACAACATAGTGGCATGTATTCATTAATTAACCTTAATGTATTGTTTCTGTGTCTTCGGATTGGCCTAAACTAAGCAGTAATACTCTAATAGTTCCGCAAATATAATGCATTCTCAATCCTAAATCTCTTTCAGTTAGGGTTCTAGTAAAGCCATCAATGTCGGCTATCTGATCCATAATTATGGGCAGAAAACCCTCATATTCCGGGTCCAAGTAGGAGCCCAGAAAATGCTGCTCAAAAGAATCCACAGCCGATATGACTGTAGCATTAAACATTGGTGCCATTAATAAGTCTATCTTTATTGGGAAGGATAACTCAGGTCCTCTAAATAATTCAGGATCAAGATGTGTCCAATCATATTTAGATAACTTGTTCTCAATTATCTTCAGTTGAGTCATCAGGCTCTTCCAAGTTCATGGCAGTATCCAGAATTTGCATGTAATCGACATGTTGCTGATACATAGTTTGATTAACTTTAACAATAGCCAAAGTATTTTCCATAGATATTCTCAAGGCTTCAGCTAGTCTACCAGAGTGTGTCACTAAATTAGTAATAGCCAGTTCACAAGTTTCTACTTTAAGGATAAGTTCATCATTCGTCATAATCATTCTCCATCTTAATAAGTCTAGCCACCGTATAGATGGCTAGACCTACAAAAAAGACAGCAGCCCCGATATAGGCTACTATCCAGGCAACTAGTGCCCCAAGCACCAGTAGTATTGCTTTAATGTAATGCATATGGTGCTCCAGCTAGTGTTAGGGGAAATCTAGTTCTAAGGCTTGTTGGTCCTCTACAGGTTCATCTAGTTCCGGTACTTCTTCAGATTCGGTACCTTCTACAAACTCAATGGCTGCAGAAGTACCATTACCGGCACGACCAACCTTAAAATCAATACTAGGTACTTGTCCTTGAGGGATAGAGAATCCCTTATTGACTACATACTCAGTCACAGCGTCACGTAACTCCGTATCATTTAGAGTGATATTCATCATTTTTCCTTATATTAGTTAAACAATCCCCACAAACTCGTTGTCGTCTAGTATCTACTAGCTGTTGTTGGGAATGTATTTCTTCAGTTTTGCTTACACAAGAACATCTTACCCTATACCAATGGTGCTCTTGACCCAATATCTTTAATTTGTCTGGTCTAATTGCACTATGGCCAAGGTAGCTAATTACATTAAACTCGCCTGCAGTATCGCCTACCTTAAATTTAGGTTGAGGCTCATTGCTAAGTGATCTACGAAATCTACTAATTCTGGGTTTACGTCTTTGCAGGGCCATTTTCATCTCCATATTTTAGGGTCAAGTAATGGGCTATCATTAGGGCATCTGAGCGCCCGTCTTTCAGTCCACCCTTAGGCCCATATATGTCTGCTCCGGGGTAAAGTTCTAATGCCCTGGCTGCAGTAGTCATTTTACGTATTTTGCCCCTCTTGATGGCTTTAAGTCTTTCAGGGTAGATAAAAGATATCCCACAAGCTTTTTGCCACACTTTGGGCTGTACATATTCAACTTGGTTAGACCAAGAATGTATGAGAGCCTCTATAAGACCTAAATTACGACCAAATTGGAAGTTACTTTTAGCACTCATACCACCCATACTATGTACATCTTCGATGGCTACTATAGTGGGTATATGTTGTGTGCTTAACCAGTTTAGAATTGCACCAATAGAATCAAATAAATTCTTGCTTTGAGGGGTGCTATGAAACTTGATTTCTTTAGTACAAGAATCCAGGGAGCACAAGGCTCCACTGGCTCCTGGATCTACTCCAATGACTACCATTAATCGTCAGCAAACATATCTTCTATTGTACCAGCAGTTGCTGCAGCAGTAGCTACAGAAGCAGCCTCTACACCAGCACCAAGGGCAACAGGCTTATATTTGTCCAACATATAATCAGTATCAAAGTCATCCTTCCACTTTGTTTTCCATGCAGTATCTGGATCCTCAGCAAGTTTTTCTGCTACGGTATGTCCATCTGTGTGGAGAAATTTAGTGGCCTCATTAAACACACGTTCATCAGCAGAGGGCACATAATCATTACCTACCTTAACCCGCTTATTTTCTCGTTTCCTAACAATTGCAACCTGTACTTCTTGGCCAATCATTTCGGTTATAGCGGCTACCTTAGTAGGTAGTTCCTTCTTAGCTTCGTAGTTATAGATAGCAACTACTTTCTCTTCAGGGGTAAGCTGGGAGATCTTCTTACCTGTAGTAATAACAGATAACTGGTTCATAGATTCCATACCTGGAAGCAAACGAACTGTACCATTTTTAGCAGTATAAGTATTTTTCTGACCTTTGGCTTTACCTGAGGTTACATAGAATACTTCTTGGTGGGTACGTTTACCATCTACTTCTTTGAAGCGGGCAGTAACATTCATAGCCCCCCCTTTAGATTCACCAAAATAGGCCATATCTACAACCATAGGGTATATGTCTGTATCCAGATTAAAGTCCCCACCTGGGACAAAATCTTCGTTTTGTTCAACACCTTCTTCAATGTTTAGTAAGTCAAGCTGCATAAATATCTCCTGTTGCAGTAAAAATTAGTTGGATAATTCCAACGGGTAAATTAAGACACATCATAATAATGATGAAGTTTATCAAGTACGTTTTGTAAATCATTATCAATAAATATTTCTGAGGTAGACCACATTCCAAGTGGTCCACGAATACGTTCATTTATAGTCTTCTTGGTTAATCTGGTTTGATATACATATTTAAAACCAAGACTTTCTTCTTCTTCAGTAATATTAAGTAAGGGGGAATCCTGGTCTTCAAGTTCTTTCAGGATAACTTTCTTGGCCGTAATAACATTATTAAACCAAGACTCAATACCCTGATTCATTAAAGATCCTTTAACCTTAACCATAGTCTCCATAACCATTTCCCCTTCATTAAGGACATCACTGGTATGGGCTAGGAAAATTACATTCAAACGTGAAGAAGCTACTTGGGTTTGCATAAGATTCTTTAAATACTGAGCATAGTCTCCCCAAGCTTTCATACCATTTGTAGCAGTTAGTACATGCTGGGATTCATATTGATCCATTAAGTAAGTAAGACTATCTATGATAATTGTATGGTATTTCTCCAGTCCCTCAATTTTTTGGAAGATTCCCGGTACTTGAAGGGGATTAGTTACAGTAATAACTTTAAATTTGGCAGCAAAGGGTAGTTCCTTACCTGCTTCACAAGCAAGATACACTACCCCTTCGGGGTCTTTTAAATTACGTAGACTAGCAGTCTTACCTGCAGCAGATTTACCGCCAATTAAGACGAGATTTTTATTTGACATTAAGATTTCCTTTTAAGGTGGTATTGCTTATTAGCTGAGGCAATCACAGTTTGATGTACTTCAGTTTCATCCAGAGGTTTAGCTAGTTTTCGGTTAAGATCCATAATTTTCAAATTAATTGAATTGAGGTCATCCCCTGTATCGATTAAGGCATAAGCATATTTAAGCAATTGATGGTTACGATTACCATTTGCGGTGTTATTAATAAACCACCTCTCTAAGTTAGAAAGATTAGTCTGACCAGCAAGCAAGGATTGGTGCTCATCAGCTTTCTTAGTCTTAGGAATGAATTGTAATGCATCTAACAATTGTCCGTCATTATACCAGTGTTTTCCGTTATTTGTCAACCACTTACGGCTTCTTTGAGCAGTTTGACGATCAACATCAAAGGGCAACCAATCATAGATATTATTCATAAATTCCTTAAAGTCATCCCCATCCAAAGATAGGGTATGGCTTATTGGGAGAATAACTCGGAATCGTTGATCAGTTTCAGTGTGTCGTTTAGTAGTATGGAGCAGATACTTAAAATCTTTTAGCAGTAACTTAGCTGTATCGATGCTGACACTGTTCTCTACATCTAGGCAAACCAGGTTGAATCCCTCAATAATATGGGCTTCATCCCTATAAGCATCTCTTACTCCATGAGTGATCCAATGATAGTTATCCTTAATGATAAGATTATGCATCTTTTCAAAAGGTTTTTTGTAGGTGGTGTAGCCCGTGGTTATATCCTGACTCGCAGAAAATACGATTTCTTTAAGATTAGTATTAGGTAGTGTCTTACCTGACAATAGTTCAATACCATCAATCATATCTCTACGAATAATAATATTATTTTTATAGCCATAAGCAGTAGCTAGATTAACCATCTCACGTTTAAACTGTTCGGAGCCTTTATAAAAAGGCAAGTCTTCCACCAGATCTGAGTGGGTCATCTCACGTTCTGTTCCTGACAAATATTTAGCTAACTTAATATGTGGTCTATCTCGTTTCATCATCATGGAGAAAGCTACACCAGACATTTCAGCCATAGCAATAGCATTTTCTAAATGATCCATGCCTACATATGTGGCTTTATCAATAAAAGCATATGCTCCAGCCAATTTAGCAACTTTGAAATATCTATGAGCAAGCTCGGCTTTAGCTATCTCCTCAAATTCAGTCATCTCATCAGCATTTGTTTGACACCATAGCTTATATTCAAATAAGGCCATGCTCACATCTTTCTGCATTTTAAGAGTTTGGCCAAACTGTACAGGATCAGCAAGCTGAGCCATTTGGTCCGATAAGCCAGCCAAGAAACTCTTAGAGGCTGTATCATTATAGATGTCGTAAATATCTTGGGCAGTTTGACCTACCTTAGTATGTCTACGTCTGCAGAAAGCAAAGTAACACCTGCGTCCATAACCTACTTCAAGGAAGTCATAAAACTCATCTTCAGTTTTGGAGCCATTCAATAATTTAGTTGGAGTACCAAATAACATCATATTAGTTGGGGTAGTCCCAAATAGGTCTTCGGATCTAATACTCTCTCTGGTGTTTTTAATTAGTTTCTGCTTAACTTTACCCATATCATAAAGTTCTAGGAAGGTAGTTAATATCTCAGCATTGCCTAATAGATTGGAACCCATTTCATCCATTTCAAAGTTCATTGAGCCAGCACTTGCCAATAGGAGCTTAACCCGCATTTGTTTAACGGCAGCGGAAGTTCCTGAGTCAAAGCTAAACAGTAATTCACCTTGCTCTTCAAACTCCATTTGAGCCCTAGTAACTTCTTCAGCTTCGTCACTTTGGTTCTTACGTGCTCGCTTAATGCCAATTCTATTTAAATTGCGTTCAGCTATTTGTGGGAAAGTCTCCTCTAAAAATTTAGTGCGGAATCTTCCAATCACATCCTCTTCAATAATCCCAATTGAGTGGCCCTTACCGGCACCCGATGGCGCCATGTTAATGGCATACATATTAACCGGGATTGTCTGTGACTGTGCAAACTGGACATTACATCTCATCATAGAGGCTACCTTACAATAATAGTAAGATACCATCAGTCTAAAGAACTGAGGATCCTCATTCTGTGTCTTATCCATTAAGTGTTCTACCAGTCTCTCCATACCAGGATTGAAGGGCAAGTTTGAGTAATCTTTCATCCATATCTCCTTAGATTACGAGTAAGCCTGCTTGTTGTAGTCTTTCAGCTTGCTTACATATTGGTCGAGCTGGGCAGTATATACAAAATTTAACCTCACCAGGACGATGCTGTATGATACCTACAGATTTGTCAGCCACCTGACGGCTTACAGCTTCTGCCTGAGTATCAAATACTTTAGTTGCTCTCTTAAGAGCCATAGGGTTCTTATAATAGGCCCACTTAGCAGGACGTTGCCATAATTCATCGGGAGTACAGTCAGGTATTTCTGACTCAGGCTTATTATGGTAAGTTTTAAGTTGGGATATTTTATTAGTAATAAAAGCTTCTGTCTCAAACTCACTCTTGAGAGGTAGAGTTCGAGTCATAACACGATTAGCTGGATATGATTTGTCCGTTTTAGCAGATATAGCTTTCCAGTCTGTAAATACAAATTCCACATCCATAACATCATCAGTTATCACTGCAGGGTTAAGCCATTTGTAGATGGATCCCTGCATAGCATATTTAGAGTCATTACCACCATGTACCCAATTGTAGGTTCCAGTGGATTTAACATCCTTAACTCTGCCATTCTCTACGAAATCATATTTACCTGATACAATAAATCCATCTATCTCACGTTCTGCACGCTGCTCAATAAATATATTATGGTTATTGGGATCAACAGGTAGGGTAGGATTTACTCTTACAAGTTTTTGGGCGTGTTCAGGTATACCCATAGCAGTCAATGCCATTGATAGGTGATGTAGCCAAGAATGTTCTACGGCAGCGTGAATAGCAGTACCTAGTCTGGAGGGTACTAAATCTTGTAGATCAGTATCCCCTTCCAAATTAGCCTCCCGTATTCGCTGAGTTAGTACAATACTTTTAAGGGGCTTGAGTAACCCTGTAGCGGATATTACATTCGGCCTAGGGGATAAATCATAATCATCTGAAGCCAACCATACTGCAATTGGTAAAGATATATTGCCACTATTTGTTAGCATTTAGTTCTCCTTATACTATAAATTGACTAATTGAAGAGGCGAACATATTTGCCATGACATCATGCTGTCTATGATCATATACAAAGATATAGTCTCCATCGCAGTCAGGGCGGGATAATCTGACATGGTTCTCAACTGCTACTATTTCCCACAATTCATGGCATATATTACTAAATATAGTGTCTTGAAAATTGTCACGAGTACCAATAATTATTTCTCTATTAGTATAGTTAAACGTAGCCCCATCTCTTTCTTTATCCCATATCACGGAAAAGGTATAACTATTAATATGGAGTTTCTTAATCTTTTTAATTAACATTCATTTCTCCTTATTCTAATAAGTCGCGGAGCGACATTTATGGTTATCCTTACTTGTGTAAATAATATGGGGAGTCAGCTGTAATCTGTTAATAGCCGTAATAATTTCCACATACATTTGTTGCCTATCCTGGATACTAGTGGTTTGACCTAGACAACCTGCAAGTGAGTCCATAGATTTTGGGTCACTTAGGTCAAACCAACATCCTCCACAGGTAAAGGCAGTATTTCGCCCCTTAAATACTGGAACATGTATGAATTCTCTGTAGTTATGAATTTTTCTCATATATAAGATTCCAAATGCATTACTCGGTTTTCCAATTCAACAATACGCCTTGCCATAGTCAATAGAAGATCTTCATTTTCTTTTGCTATTAAGGGTGTGCCAAACTTTATACGTTCAATTTCTTCACCATAACTAGATATACCTACTTCAGTTATATTAGTTTCTTCTGAAAACTTAAATTTGAGCTTATTGATTTAATATCTCCTTGATCTCTTTAAGAGATACATAATTTGGTAATGTAACTTTATGGGCCCAATTTGGAATATACACTTCCAATTTAGATCCAAGCCCTACTTGCTCGTGCCTAATAGCATCCAGGTCATTCCACTCCATACATTTGACTAAAGTGTCATTGACCCATTTAAGACAGCCTAAGTGATTTTTAATCAGGTAGTATTGGCTGTCGTGTATTTGGGCACAGGGTTGCACCCAGGTACGATACTTAGGGTGTACCCAGACCCGTTCCATAAACATATTTGCTGAGTAGGAATTAATCAATCCATAGGATTGTCCTGTAGCATTAGCTGCAGTCTTAATTTCCTGGTAGGTTTCATAGGGCATACTGTCATAGCTAGATAGAATAACCTGAGGCAGCATTGGAGTTCTTAAACGAAGTCCAAAGGCTAAGGTAATATATCCTTTCTCACTTGCCTCTTCAATCTGAGTTCTCACCCATTGATCGGAGACACAATATAATTCATGATAGTTCTTTTCAATTTGCATAGCTTCAGTTTGTGAGATACCAAATGTTTTCACTAAAGTTTTCCATGTGCCCATATAAGTAAGTGCAAATGTTGGTCCTTTAGAGTGCTGACGCAAATCAGGGTATCTATGCTCAATAGAATTGATTACAAGGGCTCTAGAAGGGCCGTCAGAGCATTTGGACAGCTCCAGGGTGATATCAGGCATGTAAGCAGGGAAATAGCTGTAAGCCCGTAAGCAATGGCCGTCAAAGCCATCTGTATAAACAGCAAGCTTATTTGGATCCTTTGATAATAATGCGGATATACGGTCCTCTAGGGAGAGATAATCTGCCCCTACTAATAGTTTTCCGTAAGGATCGTCCAATTCTCTAGGAGGTGCCTGAAAACACATTTTAATTATTTCAGTAAATGTTGAGCCTGTAGAGGGTATGTTTTGCAGGTTAGGATCGGAGCTGGACAAACGACCAGATTTAGTCCCACCAAGGTTAAAGTTACCTAATAGGAATCTCCAACCATTTTTCTCAACACTCTTATCCTTAAAAGCAGGTATAAAGGTGTTCAGTAAGATATCTACTTGAGCATAATGTAAGAGGTGATCAATTAGTTCAATAACAGCAGCCCGGGGTGTGTCTGCATTTTTCTCATGCTCTTTAAGAGCCTCCAAGGTTTTAGCGTCAGAACTAGGATTACCACCATCAGTCTTATTAATGACTGGCATATTCAGCTCTTGATATAACAATAAGGATACTTGCTGGTTGCTATTAGGATTAAATTCCAAATGAGCAAAATCATCTGCGGTTTTAACTAATTTCTTAAGTTTGGCTGTAGCTTTTGTAGCCTCCAATCCCCTAAAGAATTCAGTAAACTTAATAATTATGTCACAGTTCTGTAAGCCCTCAATAGCAGCCTGTCGTATATCATCCAGTTCAAATTCTGTGTTAAGTATTTGCCCAAGATTCATAGGTAAACCAGTGAGCTCCATCTGAGTAATAGTTTTCAAGGAAGGTTTAAAAACTTTAGTATATACAGATTCTTGTGTCCTTTTAACTTCTTCCCGGTATTTATCGTGAACATACCATGTAGCACAGGCATCAATGAGATTATATTCTAGTACTTGTGGTACAAGATGTTGGGTAATATCCTTCACATCAATTGCATAATTACCCACATACTCAAAAGCTAAATCTTTAAGGCTTAAGCTGTTGCCTGCAGTAGTATTGGTAGCTAGATAGGCTAGAGATTTAGTGTCCTCAAAACAGGTGAACATTACATCTAGGCCATGAAGCATTCCTTCAATATCTTCAGGAGAGGACATGAAGCATTCCCAAATGAGTATCTTAATATCAAAGGTACTACCGTGATATATCAATTTACCACCATTGGCCACATACTGGATCAAAAACACTTTAAGCCATTTTCGTATTACTACTCCATCTTCACTTCCACAATCTACAGCGAAAGATAGGCCGCTATGCTTGTTCCAAGCAAAAGCAATAGTACCAAGGCCAGCCTTATCAACTTGTAACGCAAAAGTTTCAATATCAAGAGTAAGTTCCTTATATTGGAGTAAATAATAGAGGGCTAATTTTACTTTTCGAGCACTACGCGGATAATATGGGTCTATCAAGATAGAGTCAGCAAACATCTCTGTCTTACCTAGATGGTGTCGGGTTAGCCCCTTAATTGCTAAATCCATTTTAGTCTGGATCAGAGGGTTATAGAATAATTGTCTAAACCCTGGGCAATAGAAGGCATCTTGTTCTGGCCAGAGAGTATCCATTCGGTAACTCAAGTACGCATCAATCTTGGTCGCTTTGGTTAGAGCCTTAAAATAAGGCCCATCACAACACATGATGGTCTTGACACCAACACTGTCTATTATTGGTTTAAGTTTACCGAGATACTCTCTGGCAGCTGTGACAGATATCTTACCATTAGATTTATGTTCTAAATTTATAGCAATTATATCTTCCCGAGGAATACCTGCAGCCACCAAAGGGATAACATAATGTTCCTCAAGTAGAGCCATATTTAAATCTCTATTAGGTACAAATATAGCTACAGGCTTTGGGACTGAGGGATCCTCAAAGATAATATGATTAATCATAAGGATCCTTAGTTTAAATAACCATTCCAGTTGGGTATTTGGTGGTTAATGGCCTATAATTTTTTGACGCCGATTCCCCACATTTTGTACACTTCATCGAAGGGATAACATTTTGATGAAAGTTAGTATCATCATAGCCACCACTTTTCTCCTCATTTTCACAGTGTTCGCACACATAAATTGCCTGAAAGTCACGGCGATGTTGGGAAATAATTCGTTTAATTTGCATAGTACTTCCTTAATAGGGTGGAGTAGGCCGGGCGAAAACTCCGGCGATACAAGGGCAATCGGCTTTTATCGTGAGGCACTTGTTCGGCGTACTTGCTTAATAACAAGTAAGGCGCCTCTGCCGACCTTGCGGTCGTCTTCTCTTACCATCTACTCCATTGTTGTTATTCAGGAGACATTTTCAGGACGCTCTCTATCCGTGCTTCTATCTCATCCAATACTTCTATACTTGCCTGAAAACTATCTTCATCTGGTACCCATTCGCCAGATGCTGCCATATTAAAATCTTTTCTTAACGTGTTCAGTAATTCTTTAATTGAATAGCCAGCAAATGTTGAGGGATTATAATTATTCACAAGTATTTCTCCTATGTATTATTGATTATTAAAATAAGTGTGAGGCTTTCCACCCCACTTGTCGGGTTTGGCACGTATGGCCCCATGCAGGTGATTCAACTCTTTCCAAAGTACTGTTGCCAGCCTGGTAGCCACCGAACTATTGCTTATATGTCTTGACCAGATCGGGATTCGGGCATATAAGCTCATCACTATTGAGCAAATGCGTCACGAGCAATGAGATTCATCATTACTCGCTGGGACATTGCTGTAATTAGGTAATCATGTTGCTTAGTATATGTTTCAAATGCAACTATTTGTGCTGTATTCCAAGGCCTACCATCATTATCGAGTTCTATTTCTTTAAAGAATTTAGATACTCTAGCAAATAGACCCCTACCTAAAAGGTCTTCTATTGTATCTAAAGGGGCAGGAAACATAAGTATACCTGCAAGGAATCTCTTAACTTCATAACACTCAATATCTAATTCTCCTAAGTTAGCAGTTATCTTGATTATATTTTTCTCATCAATAGTCTCATGCATGGGTAGCACTTCAAAATCTCTTTTGGTGCTTGCATCCATCCAAGTTACAAACCAGGGTCGACCTGCATAAAATATACCAAATAAATTTGGGTTACCTTCCCTACCTTGAGCATCTTTATTATGGGTAATGACTTCTAGTAATTTCTTATGCCAAAAATCCCAATGAGGTTGGTAGAGGGTGTCCATCATTTTGTGGATCACTAATTCCTTAGTGGTACGACTAGTGGATGGACGATATCTACCTGAATAAGATGCTTGGAAATTCTGCTTACGGGTAGTTCTAGCCATCTTGTAGTCTCCTCATGATATCCATTGGGTTCTTACCCACATATCTTTCAGCTAAGTTACCATATAGATGAACTTTATGGCTTGCTCTTGTAATAGCTACATACATTAAGCGAGCGACTTCATACCACTTATTGTTTTTAGCAATATCACCAACATCTATAAATACTTCTTGGAAGGTACTTCCCTGGGATTTATGAACAGTCTGAGCATGTAGGGGACGCAAATCTCCCCATTCATTCTTAATCATCCAGAATCCTTTCCATAGTTCAGCACTCTTAGAGGTGTCCCCACGTTTCTTGGCTGCAGTTGCAGCTTTAGATATTTTAGCTAATAAATGCTTAGTAGCTTCCCAGTCTGTAGGTTGAAACACTGTTAAATAATCTTCCCCAGCAGCAGCTTTGAGAACTAGCTGGTGTCCGGGGATATTAAATAGTGCTTTAGGCTCTGAGGATTGGACAGTGTGCAGGGAGTCGTTGCGAGCCCGTACACGGTTGTTCTTGACCATAATAGCCGAATTACATACTAGTACCTCACCTTTCTCAAAAGGCTGGCTGTAGCCTATCTGACGGCGTACCCAGCTATTGTAATCTCGTACTCTATCATTTGACCAAGCAAGTATTCGTAGATCATCTGTACCATGTGTCTGTAAGAATGAGTTTTTAAGAGTTTCTACCCACTCTGCTTTATCAGTGTAGTGGAATATATTTTTACCATCATGAGGAATACTGGGCCATTCCAGGGCTGGGTCATCAAGTATTTCACGATATTTATGACTGAAAGTGATAATAGGAGAATCTGCAGCCTGACGTTGGATGTCAGTAAGAAAATACGAGTCAGGTATTGTTGTAAATATGGAACAGGTATCCTCTTTTACGGGAGGCAGTTGATAGCTATCTCCAACGTATAGTATCTTGCAATCCATATGAGCTTTAGCAGTGTCACGGATCATCTGCAACAGTTCAGCATTAATCATGCTGCTCTCATCTATTACAAGAACACTATGGTTCAGGTCTACAGGGTCATTCTTTTGTACTAGGTGCTCCTTACCATAACTATATCTAATAATTAGGCCTAAGGCTGAATGTATAGTTTTGGTAGGCTCAGCTACCATAGTATTAAGTACATTTGCTGCTTTATTAGTGGTAGCAGTGAAGTGGAATTTAGTGGGTTTAGCTGAAGGATCAATAAGTCTAATCATTTTGTATTCATCTCTTACTAGATCAATCAGGTAAGTGACCAGGAATGATTTACCAGATCCTGCAAAACCGGATAATAAGAATTCTGTTTTATCAGGGTTCTGTAAGAAACTACGGAAAGCATCTGTAGCCTTCTGCTGACTTGGGGATAATGTAATCATGATACCTCTTCAATGGTTACTTTGACCTTAACTACTTGAGTCTTGTTATAACCACCTTTTAATCGCTGTTTAATGAAATCTCTGGCTTGTTGTCTGGTACGGAATACCATTGTCCTAATTGCCAATAAATCTGCCACTAACCCCATATTGGTTATAAATAGTATACCCATTAATGCTGTCCAGTCTCGGGTAGTCATCTTAATACTCCAACCAGTGAAAGTTTTCATAATATCTCCTTGATTTATAAGGCAAAAGTAGCTATACTGATTATTCAGTTCAAGGAGATCACCATGATTGAAGTTATCCTCTATATCCTGCAGCAGTTCATCTATCCATTAATTGAAGCATTCACTATCAGTGTAGTTATGGCATTCATGTCTTAGCCTTATTTGTGAAATGAAATGTAAAGGCGCCAAAGTGGTCATACATTATCAAGTATATGCTGGCGCTCTTTCTCAAGTTCATCAGGTTCAATTTCTAGGAACTCATATATACGTTGTTTGAGGGTCCTATAGTCTGTATCCATCTGATTACCCTCCTCCCCATAAAATGAGGCAAATCTAAATTCTAAGTCTTCCATGAAATTTATGAAATTACGAATTGCTTGAATCTTCTCTTGATTAGCAGCTAACTTTTCACAATTAGGGTAATTCATGAGAATTGCTTCTTAAAAGCTTCGTAAGATTCTTCTGATAGAATAATATCCTTATCATTAATAGTTACGGTATGGGTTCTTGGTTTTACAGGGATATCAAACAAATCACTAATAGTTGCTTCGGTAGTAGTATAGATATTTTTTTCTGATTCACCACACCATGAAAGTGTATTTTTATCTAAGTATATCCAAGTAGCATGAGCGTGGGAGAATTTTGTATTGCTGAAAGGCCACCTAGCCCCTAAAGCAAATAGTCTTTTTTGTATGGCTACATTGAGTTCAGCATTATCTCTTACATAAAACTTAAGGCACATATCTTTAAACTCAGGGCCAATGTCCTTATATTTAGAAGCAGGAGTAATAAATCCCTCAAAGCCTCCTAACGCCCAACTTGTTTCTTGCCCTTCAAAAAGATAGGTATCTTGGCGGACACATACACCTAAAGTACCTTTCTGTATAATAATATCTGTTCCGGGCATGATGAAGGTTACAGCAGCAACAATTCTATCGCCTATTTCATATTCATTTTTCATAATCATTAATCCATGTGTATAACAGTTCCGTGCGGGGGACTGAAGGTTGGGCAGCCTTTAATAATCCAGAATATATCTGAAGTAATTTGGCTTAGGTCAGGCATCAAAAACCCACCATCGGTGAATATTAGACACAATTTAGGGTCTTCTTCTTTAACATATTTAAGAACAGGTATTACATTTGTACCACCACCACCCATTAGGTCTAAATCCGTGGGGTACTCATCTCCTGGGGTTAGAACAATATTAAGATGTATTTTGGTGTCAAAGCTAATTAATCTCAAGGATTCAGGTTGTATTGTATCCCAGAAATACTTACCTTCAGCGGTAGCCAGATTAAGTTCTGCTTCAGTGATAGAGCCACTAACATCATATGCGTGTATAGCATGGCCCATAGATTCACTATATAGTGAGGGCATGTAGAAATCAGGCATATATTTGCGGTTAGGCCTTCTCATTGAATAATCATCTCGGGAAATTGCGGTCAGATAATTAGCAAGAATCATGTACCAAGGTAGTTGTGGAGATAATACATCTTTCACAAATCTCTGTATATGTCCTGGGACTGATCCATAGTCATTAGCTTTCTCAGCCTGCATAGTAGCTTTGACAATATTACTTATTATTTTTTCCTTAACTTCCTCAATAGGCATACTCTCAGGCATACGAATATCATCACCCATTCCATTTGGTTTAGGTGGAGGAGGATTTTTCTGTATGTCAGCGTAGATAGCCATTGAAGACCATCCAGTGTATTTAGGGTCCTGATAAGGATCAATCCAGTGGGGCAGTACAAAACCTGCTGCAGCTATCTCTAAATTGATATTATGGTCGCAGGCTATATTATGATCAGAACTGTTGATCCAATCATTCTCCATACATATTTGTATATGATCTTTAGTTACATGCCCTAGTTCATGCATCAATACCCCTGAGAGCTCGGCTACAGTGCATTTCTCGACTAGATCAGGACTAAGTCCTATGCTGATAGCATCTGTCCAAGCAGTGGACATAGAATCATCTATCTCTATGTGCATGAAGGATAGTAAGGCGGAGAAGAATGTAGATCCACTATCTGGGTTCATCCAATCTACTTTCACCTGGTTTATTTTTTTCTGAATACTAGGAGTCATGCTCATCATAATC